GCTAATGCTGTTGTAACAGTTGCAACTGCAACGCTTCTTAAATATGACTTAACAATTTCTTTTTGCTTTTTATCTAATTTCATTTTAATCCTAACTGTTTTATTTTTTGTTGTACTTCATGCCTGGTTAATGCTATTTCAAAATGCATTTCATCTTTACGCTTTTTGTAATTGCCGCCCCAATTCAACCCATATTTAGTTATCAGTAGGTTAATTGTATTACGCTGATCCTTATTAAATGTATTTGACTTGCCCAAAGGATGCTTAATTGCATTTAAGTCTATGGCCGTACCGGATGAATGATTGCTTAATACACGCTCTGATCCCCTAGTCATGCGAAAAGCATAACCCCAATCATCTAATTGGCCTTGATCAATAGGCTCAACTAATTCATGAAATTCTTTGGCAAAATTAACAAGCAATGGCGCAACGGCTTTACAACAAACAAACTTTATTTTTGTTCCTGGCACATTAAAAGATTCAATGCCTAATGCCTTGCGATCCTCACTAGCCGGCCATCCATTAGGGCTAGTGAGTTCTCTAATAATTGCCATCATAAGTTATTGCACAATTCCTCAAAATTATGCTAAAGACCTAAAGCCGCTTTTAAATCCTCAAGGTTTAAACCAACGCTAGCAAGTTTCTGCTCAACTGTTGGTTCAGTTGGTGCTAATGGATTATGTGCATCTAATAATGCTTGGGCTTCATCTTGCGATTTAGCACCCTCAATATAAAATCCATCTTCTTTAGTGTATAAATGGCAACCAGTTTCTTCTAAAAAAATTTGGCTGTTGGTTGGTTTATTTGGTGTTTTTACTTTGTATTCCATTTTTATGCTCCTAAATATGTTGCACTAAATACGCAATATAATGGGTCTGTGCCAGTAGCACTTTGAGTAATTGCAACCCTTACATAATCTGCTGCTGCTAATTCCGTAACTATTGAGCCACTAATTCCAACACTTGCGCTTGTTTGTGTTACTTTTGAAATCATAGTGTTTAAGCCATCTTGTACATTATTGCTTGTATTTTTCCAAAAGTTTAATTCAAAATAAGTTGGTGCGCCCGACCATCTAACTACTGCTGATAAAAGATATTTGCCACCTTTGCCAGTAGGTATTGTCAAGCGTTCATTATTTGTTGAGTTATCGTGGAAACCACTTTCTGACTTGTACAGTTCAGCAGTTAATGGAATAAAAAAAGCGGTGTTTGCAGTTAGGCTAGCAGATGCACCATTACGATAGGCATTAACGCCAACAAATGTTGGAGCAGCAGGAGCAGCCCATTTAAGTCCTAGCGTTTCTGTAGAGTCAGCCGTAAGAACATGATTGTTTGTGCCAATTGGGATGCGAGCATCCGAAGTACCAAAACCATAAAGATCACCTTTAGTAGTTAATGGGGATACTGCACCGGCTTGAACAAAATCAAAATAGATTGCCGCGCTTGCGCTTGTAAAATATAAAACACCACCATCATATTGCGGCACAATTAAACTTCCGGCGGTATTTACTGTGGCAGTACCGGCAGTAATTGTTACCGCACCTGTTCCCCAATTTTGAATTGTGACCGTATCGCCTGCTGAAAATAATGCTGTATTAACTGTGATTGTAGTTGCACTTGTACTATTAACAGATACAACAGTGCCAGCATCAGCCGCTACTAATGTGTAACTTGCAGTTTTAGCAGTAGCCGATCCACCAAGCATTGCTGTTTGTTGTAGTGAATTCATTTGTGCGGCTGTAAGGACTTGCCCTACGCTAAATGATTGTTTTGCCATCACACTCCCCTAATAAGCCAAAGAATCTTCATCTAAAATTCCATCAATGGTAGAGTCTAGCAAAATTCCCGATGCAAAAGGCTGAGCGCATGTAAATGTCACTTGAAAAGATTTGGGTGTTATTTGATAGGTCAGACCTGCAATAACGCTATCTGTAACTACATTTCCAGCCGGTAGGGTCTGAGTAACCTCAATTGGGTCAAACATGTCTAGGTTTAATGCCGCAATAACCCGGTTTGGATCATCCTCACCAAACGCATCAACAGTTAATGAATTTAATTGTATATTTACGCCTTGCTCTTTTCGGGAAGCAATAATCATCTGTGCCTGATTTAATGCATCTGCATCAGTTTGCATAATGCCGCCCCTGACCCGGCTATGTTGGAAATAATCATCAATGCTTGCAGTATCGCTGGCGGTTTGAGCAACACCGCCTGTTCTAGTTATTGTCACCTTGTTAATCATCTGATAATCAGAAATATCAAACTCAACCGCTTGGTATGTCACATCACCTGATCCTGGCACATCACTAAAAACGGTAGCAATTCCGCCCGATGCAACTATGATGTCATTGCGGGATAAAAATGTTGCATATCCGCGTTCATCCATATAGAACGCGCCCAGGTCTGTACCTTCTACAACCTGACATGCTGACAATAATGATCTTGATGATCCATCATCTACCTGCACGGTAGTAGTTGCGGTAGTGGATATATCACGCATACCACCTGGCCATTCTCCGGCATCTAACAAACTTGAAATTCTTTGAGCAGTAGTTTGTCCGGCTGTGCCGCCGCTAACAGATGTAATGGTTGTAAGGTTTAATAATTGGAATCCATCTACACAGGCTAAAGTCACATAGGCTGGATCAAACCCGGTAGGGCTTTGGTAATTCCATTCTTGTACATAAAAAGAACCTAAGTTATATGTTACGCCTAAATATTCTGCCGTAAAGCGAATTTTACGCATTGGTTTTATTTTGCCATATAAACTTGATCCGGTATTGGCTGGGTTAAATTCACCTGTTTCATCAACAAAAACTATACGCGCTGTGCCACCGGTAAAGGAATCTGATGATCTATTAAAAGCACGCCTGATATAGCATTGAGTAACAAAATTTGTAATATCAACTGTATCTGCGGCGGCAGTACCTAACACTGCAACATCAAGCGGGGTGGCAGGGTCATCAAGAACAAGTGCGGGATCAAAACTAGCGCCGCCCGAAAAATCAATTTCTGCCCGGAATGTTGCGGCTGGCATTATCTACCTAAATTAGTTAATTGAGTTACCGCGCCTGCTCTGTTTAAATTATACAAAGCATCTTGAATTACAGATTGCAATTCACCTTCTGATATAACACTGCCTGCAACATTGATGTTCACGGTAGTACCAAATCCACCCATTTTGTCTAATGGAATAACTGCCTCTGCACCGGCCTCACCAATAAGGGCTTGGGTAGGTCTTGTAACAATGCCGCCTTCTGCCAAAGGCACGCGCCTGCCGCCTGTTAAAGGGTCTATATCCGGATTAGCCTTAAAATACGCATCAGCCTCGGCTTGTAATCTTGAACTAGCACCGGCCAAAGATCGCGCCCCTGAAACAGTGCTACCCCCAGCAATCAATTCTTCATATACATTTTTAAAAATTTTATCATATTTATTTGGCTCAGCAACGGTTGAAGTTGTACCACCCTGCATTGTTATTACAGGCATTTTTGCTTGACTTAACAATGCTAACATTTTTTTAATTTCTTCATTAGCGGCAAACAATTTTAGTATGTACATTTCAACACCTAAATTGGTCATACCCCATTTAACGGCTAATTGCTCTATTTCGTCTGTTGTAATTTTTCCATCTTCAATTACCTTTAATACATCAGCGTATTTTTGCGCTTCATTAACTGCGGCTTCTGTGCCTTCTGTAAGTTTTTGCAATATCTTTACACGCGCTTCATCTTCGGCAGATAATTTACGGCTTAAAGCAACTTGTAAATTAATTGCATCAAGATCAAACATGGATTCAAGTGCGGCTTTTTTCTTTGACAAAGCCGCCTGAGCGGTTTGTTCTTTTGTAGTTGCCTTTTGTCTAGCCAATATTTGTGCTTGTATTTTGGCAAGCATCTGATCTTGTGTTAATTTTTTCTTACCAAATTTTTCTTGCAATTCTAAAGCATCAATAGTTTGTTGTGATAAACCTAAATATCCTTTTGCGGCCAAGAATTGTTTTTGTCTTACCTTAAATCCTTCTTTACCAAGATCCTCAAAGGTTGTATTTAACGCACTTAAAAAACCTTTTTCACTTACAGTTTTGCCGAATCCAATAAGAACATCACCAACGCCGCCCGCAATTGATTCTAAAACTGCGCCAAAAGTTCTTAGATTGTCAGTACCGGACACTATGTAAGATGATGCTATCAAAAAGCCATTGCCTAAAGTTTCAGTAGCCGTACCTGCGCTAATATTAAATGATTTTAATTGACCCTCAAAAGTTTCAGTAGATGCTTCGGCTGCGCCAGCATACTTGTCTAAATTAATTAATAGTTTTTGAAATCCCATGCCCTTTGCTTCGGCTGCACTAAAACCAAGACCAAGACCACCAATGCTTTTAAAATTACCAATAGCCGCTTTGGTTAATGCGTCTAATACAGTTTCCAGTTCAACGCCTGAACCTGCTGAAATATCTAAAGATTTTTGCAATAAATATTGTGAACTTTCAACATCCCCTGTTTGTGCAATTAATTGTCTTAAAGCAGGAATTAATGTATCTTCAGTAACATTTGTTACGCTTTGCAAATTTTTTACAAACTCTTTTACATTTGGCAGTAAACCTTCTGCCCCAATAGATTGGAGAGTTAGGCGTAAAGATTTATCTAATTTTTCCTGTGCTAATGCGGCAGATATTGATTTTTTAGCAAACAAAGCCATGCCAGCCGCCGCCGCTATACCGCCGACTTTTGCAAAGGCTCTTAATCTGAATGAACCTGTTGCAACTACCTTGTCAAAACCTTTTAATTCTTTGGTTGCGCGCTCTAGGCCTTTTTTATCAAACTTGGTTAAGAAGTTAATGGAAACATATTGACTTAATGCCATGATTAACCCCTAAATTCTTTACCTAGATATTTTTTAAGCACTCGGTATAGATTATCATTTACCTGACCACCTAATTGTTGTGATGCACGGTAAATCAATCTTTTTTCTTTATATGCGCTTGAATTAGCCGTGCCATCTAGTTTTCTAATGAAAGATTCACTAGCATTTCTATTACGACTAACGCGCCTTGTTCGGCTTCTTGATTTTGATGAACCAAAGCCTGCCAATTCATAAATTATACCCGGTACTGATTTATTTACTACGGCCAAAGCGGTTACTGAAAATGTTGCGCCTTTTACTCTTTGTACCTTTGTTTTAGCACTACTTAATTTAATTCCGGCAACTACTTCTGATTGTGACCATTTCCAGCGACTTCTTTTATTCTCGCCAATAGTCCTACCTCTATGAACATTATCATTAGCCCAACCCCATGCCGGTGGATATGAAGGCTCAACATCTCGCCAGCCTGGAAATGGTGAATGTGGTACAAAACTTTGGGCTAGTTTTGCAACCGGTCTTACAGATTTGTTTAATTCTCTTTTAAATTCTTTTTGTAAATCGGCATCCATTTTTTTCATTTTGTCCATTAGTTGATCTAAGTTTTCAACATAGATCGCCTTTAATGATCTATCCGGCACTATCATTATTTACGCCTAACTGTTGCCTTCTTGTTGTTGTAATGCCGTTCTTGCAAAATGGCTTTTATGGCCGCATAAATCGCTGGATCAACCTCTAATAAATCTTTAGGGCTGATACCTGTTGCCACCGACACGGTAGCGACTTCATAGATTTGTCCGTGCCGGTCTATCCATTTTTTGAATCATAAACCAAATCAACATCTGAATATTGATTAATATAATCATCACCAAAGGTTAATTCAGTTTTACCGGCATCTTTTTCTAAACGCCAGGCAAACCACCACAAATCCGATTCCATTTGTAGTTCACTTAATCTCTTACGCCAGCCTGTCTTGTATTCGGCTTCAAAAGCCACCTTAGCGGATGGCGTAAGATCATAAGTAAGTTTCTTGCCATCTTTTTTAACAATCTCAATCTTGTGCATTGTCCCACCTCTCCTTTATTACGCGCTTGTTGATTTTGTTAAAGCAGTTACCGGAAGCGATACAGAAACCGAGGCTACGCTATCAATTGCACCATTAATAGGTGTCCATGATGAAACTAAGCATGACATTGTATAACTTGGGTTTGTTGCTGAAACTGTACCTGCAACTGGTATCAATTTGATATTCAGTTTAGTACCTAATGCATCCTCAAATAATGAGTTTACTGATGCCGCCGCAAAATCATTGTACACTTCTAGCGATAGTGTAGGTCTTTCAACCCCGCCTATCATATTTTGTACATTATCTGACATGGCTGTGATTTCAACCTGGTCAATTTCGCGTGCAAGACTTACAGTGCTGACATGATCGCTGATAGTTGTAGTACCTACAATCACGGCAACTTTGTTACCCATAAATATGGCCATATTTTTCCTTTCGTTACTAACCTATCAACTCAACCGCATATTGATAACTTAGGTAGTCAATATTAGCGGAAGTAATTGTTCCAGGGCTTGCAGACACAACCCTGAGCGTTTGTACAGCACCGCTTAATGTTTTATCAGCCTCAATTGCGGTTTTAATTGAAGTTGAACCGGATGAGGCAAGTAGCCCATCCAATCTTTCTTGTCCATTTCTTTCACTCATTCTACCAACCACAACAATGATTTGGCAGGTTGCAGAATCAAATCCTCTGTTCAATGTAAAGTCATAATTCATAGTTAATTGACCAACAATTGCAAAAGCATTATTTGTTGGGATGTTTGTAGAATCCGGGACATAATCAAAAACACGCAAACCGGTAATTGCTTGCAATGATGTTTTTAAATTATCTCTAACGGTGCTTGGGGTCATGCAATAACTTCTTTTTTGTATGCCCTAACCATTGCCGTTACATCTCTACCAATTGGTGACATTCTGACAACGCCTAAATCACCTAGTCCTAAAATGCCGCCTGGGGCATCTTTACGCTTGTATAGATCGGCTGTAAGGATTAAACAAGCCATATTTATATCATCCGGCACTGATGGCCATCCCCACCTTGCAGTTACTTGTACGCCTGGGCGCAAACCATTTTGGGTTAGCCCTGGGAATATTGGCCAGGTTTCGGTATTAGATACCATAGTTAGTTGAGTAAAAGGCCGGCCTAAAGATGATGCGGTTAATGGGTCTAAAATGTAATCTTGGTTCAAAGTTAAGGTTTTTGTGTAAGTACCATTGCCATTTATATCTAAGGCAACAGCCAAACTTGATGTAGTGCCAATATCATCTACATAAACAAAAATATCTGAGTACGCACGGTAAAGGCGTGCGGATGCGGTGGCATCTAAATAAAATCTACGGTTAGCCATCCGGTCAATTGACCTTGATGCCGATTCAATCAAATCTTCTAACAGATCATTATCAGTATTATCTGATATAGACATGTAGTTTTTAATTTGAGTTAGTGTTGCATATCCATTTACTATAGCCATGATCGGTATCCAAATCCTGTACTGCCCTGGGACATTAGACAAACTCCATTCATTAAATACCGATCATAGTTAGAATCCAGGCCACTGGAAGGGTAGCGGCCTGGAAACTTATTGGTTTAGAAACTTGG